ATCCGGACAAGACCGCCGGCGGCCCAACGCCGCATTGGCGTCTGATCGAGTTCGGGACCGCGAAGATGCAAGGGGTGCCCTTCATGCGCAGGGCCCTTGCGGACAATATCAGCGCGGTGACCGACACCTTTGTCAGCGAGTACGAGAAGGCCATCGACCGCGCAATCAAGCGCGCCGGCAAAGCAAAGGGGAGCGGCTGATGTTTCCACCAATCTTTGCCGTGTGCTCTGCCGATCCTGGTGTGGTTGCGCTGCTCGGGCCGAACCCGGATACACGGCTTTTCTCGTTCGGCGAGGCGCCAGAGGAC